ATTGGGTTATGCCTGTTTTTGGATCTGCAACCACCATATGTTTGAGTTGGGTGATTCCAGGCAATTTGTTCCATGGGAATGTGGCGCTTGAGGTGGGAGTGGGGCGCGTTTCTCCAGTGGGAATAATTTCGCCTGTCTGTTGGTTTGTAACCCTTGCGTTGAGGAGTTGGTCGAAATCACAAAAGCTTTTTGGATAGTTAGCTTTGAGTTTGCAATCTCTGTGAGCAAGGTACAGTGTGGATTGACAAATTTCACTGAAAAAGATTGGTGTGTCAATGACATTGGCCTTTGACATGCATTTCCAGTCAGGTGTGTTTTCTGAAAGCATGGCAGGCTCTTGGCTGAGAGGCATGTCTGGGTGTGAGTCAATAAAGGATCTAATAAGATCGTTGTTTGAGCTAGGAGCAGCTTTGGTATGACCGAGTTGCTGAATGCAACCGTGGACTAGCTGTGGGCCATTTTCATAGTTGAAATCTTTGATGGCGCTTGGAGCGACATGTGTAGTGGGAATTGGGAGTTCCTCTGGAATAAGAAGACTCTTTACAACACGTGTTCCTGGCTCGATGTAAGTAGGAGGGTCGAGCGTATAGGCGGAAAGCTCAAGATGTTTCAAATCCTTGTTGACAAGTTTTCTAGTGTGGTAATCTCCAATCATTTGGATGAGATTTTCAACATCCGTTTTGTCGGCATAGTTAAATCCACTGGTATTGGTGGCGTCGTAGACGTGAGTTCCAACAATTTTGAATCCATTGGCGTCAGGGAGAATTACGGGTGAGCCGCAGTCTCCGGGTTTTGTGCGGAGTGAGGTGGTAGGTACCACAACAACAACGTTGTTGACGACACGCTCTAAAGCCAAACTTGATGGGAAGGCTGTATAAGAGTGGACAGTTGAAGGTAGGGCTGTGGTGACAGCGTCTCTACCATCTGGAGTAATGGTTAGTCCAACGGTGAAAACGTCTTTGCCAACATGGTTCCGTTTGACGGGATGTCCTGAAGGATCAAGAAGTTGGTCCTGAAATCTGTTGGTGATGTCTTTGCACGCCGTTACGTTTGGTGGCAGCATAAAGCAAGCAAGATCGTTTCCACGAAAGAAGGAAAACGGGAACTTTTCCATCTTGACAAGAGTGCGGAGGGCACCGTTTTTGGTGTAAGCCAAAAGGATGGAATTTGAGGCCTTTCTTGTAAAAAGGTGAGCGCTGGTAATAACATATCTGTCACGAACTCTGATTCCAACCGTTCTAATTGGGGCTGGGTCGTCGAGTCCGGCAGGATAATGCGTAAGAGTGACTAAATTGTCAGCAAGCTTGGCCATCAATTGACGGTATGAGTCGGTGGTGATGGTGTCCGGGGCATGGGAGGCGCTGCTCAAGACATGGGAGGATATTTCTTGATCCATGTCAATTGGGCGGTCCTCAGCGATTGATTCATGCGGCTGGGAAATTGGTTCCGAGGGTGGCAAGAAGCCCGAGGGCACGTAGGTATTCTCGGAAGTTTCAGACATATCGGAGTCTGAGTCTGGATAGTCATCACAGGTAAGCTTCCATAAACTGACATTTGGTACCTTTAGAGAGGCATTGTCAGATAAGCTAAAGCGGGTCTTGTCGTTATTTGCTGGTTCCATCGATGAGAAGATGTTCATGGGAATTGGAGTTTCGCGCTCCTTTCTGATGGCAGCAATGTTTCTGTAGAGCTCAACGGCTCCATTTGCTATGCCAAGACCAAGAAGAACGCCAAAACCACCAGCTAGGAAGCGCCATATAATGGCTTCCGTTGTTGGCTTGTGGTCCGCCGAGAGTTCCTTAACGGAATCTTCGATGATAGCGGGCGTTCTATTCAAGCGACCAGGGCCTTCTCCACGGATGGAGACGGGGGGCCCACTTGAGAGGCCAAGGGCAGAACAGAATTTGTAAATGCCAAAGGCAGAGAGAACCACTGCGGCACAGGTG